GAGAGATGATGTAGACTTTCAACAAGATGCTGATAAAGTAACTACTTTTTGTGCTAGAAGATTAGGTTATCCTATTATGGATGTCGAATTACAAGATTTAAATTTCTACACAGCGTTTGAAGAAGCAGTAACTACTTATGGAAATGAATTATATGCTTATAAAGTAAGAGAAGATTATTTATCCTTAGAAGGATCAACTACAGGATCTACAGATAAATATGGAAATAAAACAAATATAAATCATCAATTAATCCAACCTAATTTTGGTCCTATAGTAAGATATAGTGAACAATATGGAGAAGAAGCAGGAACAGGGGGAAATGTTACATGGTACTCTGGTTCAATAAGTTTAGTAAAAAATCAACAAGATTATGATTTAACTGAATGGGCTGTAAGTCAATCTATAAATGAAGGTGATCTTGAAGTTAAAAGAATATTCTATGAATCAGCACCAGCAATTGTAAAATATTTTGATCCATACGCAGGAACTGGAACAGGAATGATAAATTTAATGGATACTTTTGGATGGGGTAATTATTCACCCGCAATTAATTTCTTATTAATGCCTGTTAGTTTTGATATGCAAAAAATACAAGCTATTGAATTTAATGATCAAGTAAGAAAATCACAATATTCATTTGAATTAATAAATAATAAATTAAGAATATTCCCTATACCAAATCAATCAGGAACATTATGGTTTCAATATATTAAAAAATCAGAAAGAAATAACCCAGCAGCTATATCTGGCTCAGGAGTAATAACTAATGTATCAAATGTGCCTTACGATAATCCAACTTATTTACAAATAAATTCAGTAGGTAGACAATGGATTTTTGAATATACATTAGCATTAACTAAAGAAATGTTAGGATATATTAGAGGTAAATATTCAACAGTACCAATACCCGGGGATTCAGTAACATTAAATCAAAGTGATTTAGTATCAGCAGCTACTAGTGAAAAAACAGCATTAATAGAAAGGTTAAGAGCATATTTTGATGAAACTTCTCGTAATTCTTTAATGGAAAGAAGAGCATCAGAAACAGAAAACAGAATAAAAGAATTGGCAGCAGTTCCTTATCCAATTTATATAGGTTAATTATGGCATTATTTGGTGGAGAAAGAGATATAAGTTTATTTAGACATGTAAACAGAGAGTTACTAGGGGATATTATAACTCAACAATGTGCGGTTTACAAATTTAAAATCGAAGAAACTAAAGTAAACATTTATGGTGAAGCAGCTGAAGAAAAATATTATATGGGTCCTGTTTTATTTAATGTGTTAATAGAAAGACAAGACCAACAATTCCCAGAAACAGATTTAGGTACTGATTTTAGTTGGGCAATTGATTTTAAATTTTTAAGAGATGATTTAGTTGATGCTGAAGTAGTACCTGAAGTAGGTGATATTATACTTTATGAAGAAGGATATTATGAAGTAGATGATGTAGTTACAAACCAATTATTTGTAGGTAAAGATCCAAGATATCCTAATAAACCTAACCCATATGAAAATGATTTAGATAAATTTGGATATGATGTTTCAATAATTTGTAAAACCCATTCTGTTCCATCTGATAAGGTAGGAATAAGTAGAGAAAGATTAGTATAATGGCAGAAAGAGGAAAAAGACCAATACCAAAAACACAAAGGAAAATAAGTGAAGAATTACAAACTCCTTATGTAAATCCAGAAACTGGAGAAACTAGAGGTAATCCTAATGATGCTTTTGTAAATTTAAAAAATAGAGAAAACCAAATTTCATTTAAAGGAGATACAGTAAAACCTTTTAATGTTGGTTTACAAGATATTGATGGTGCTGTATTTTATTATTTTCAAGAAGTAATTAAACCTACAGTTTTACAAAATGGTGTAAGACAAAATGTTCCTGTAATTTATGGTAATCCTGAAAGATGGAAACAAATGCAAAAAGATGGTTACTATAGAGATAAAAAAGGTAAAATAATGATGCCTTTAATTACTTTTAGAAGAACTAATATTGAAAAAGTAAGAAATATAACAAAAAAATTAGACGCAAATTATCCTAATAATTATAATGTATTTAAAAAACTTTATAGTCAAAAAAATGCATATGATAAATTTAACATATTAAATAATAGAAAACCTACTGAAGATTATTATGCAGTAGTAGTACCTGATTATGTTACTATGAATTATGAATGTATAGTTTCTACTTATTATGTAGAACAAATGAATGGAATAATAGAATCTATTAATTATGCAAGTGATTCATATTGGGGCGATCCTGAAAAATTTAAATTTAGAGCTAGAATTGATTCTTATGCTACTAATGTAGAATTACCTAAAGGTGCTGAAAGAGTAGCTAAAAGCACTTTTAGCATAAAATTATATGGTTATATAGTTCCAAATATTCTTCAAAAGGATTTAGCATCTTTGAAAAAATATCAAGGTAAAGTAAAATTAGTATTTAATCCTGAAGTAGTTGATAGTTTATTTAATGATGATTCTACAAGAAATCCATTTGCAATACCACATGGTCCTTTTACTGAATTTACAGACCCACCAGCAGGTGATAATCCTTCAGGAGAAACGAATCAATAATTGTATTTTTAATAAAAAATTCGATATTTATAATTGATAAAAAACAAAAAATTAATATTTATAACATGGAAGAAAAAAAAGTTTTAACACAAGAAGAAATTGATGGTTTAAAAAGTTTAAAAACAAAATTATTCAATTTAACGACTGCATTAGGAGAAATAGAAATAACAAAACTAGATCTCGAAAATAGAAGAAAATTAATTGAACAAGGCTTATCAGATCTTTTTAATGAAGAAAAGGATTTAGCAAAAAAGTTAGAAGAAAAATATGGTAAAGGAAATATTTCTTTAGAAACTGGTGAGTTTTCAGCAATCAAATAAATTTTTGAAGAACTTTAATATATTTATGATAAAAAAATAAAATAAAATGGCAGAAACTTTAATTTCCCCGGGTGTATTAGCAAGAGAAAATGATCAATCCCAACTAACATCACAACCAGTACAAGCTGGAGCAGCTATTATAGGACCAGCAGTAAAAGGTCCTGTTGAAATTCCAACTAAAGTAACTAGTTACACGGAATATTTAGCTAATTATGGTAGTACTTTTATTAGTGGATCAGATGAATTTACTTATTTTACATCTATATCAGCTTACAATTATTTCCAAAATGGAGGTAGTACTTTAATAGTAACAAGAGTAACAACAGGTTCATTTACAGAAGCAACTAGTTCTTATATATCAGGTAGTGGTGTTGGAGGATCAGGAACAGAAGAAAATAGACTTGTATTAGAAACAATAGGTGAAGGTGAATTGATGAATAGTTTACCTGTAGCTCAAACAGGAGATACTATTACAGATGGCTCTAATAATACTTTAACATCTGGATCAAGGGATAATCTAAGATGGGAAATTGCAAGTCCAAATACAGCATCAGGAACATTTAGTGTTATAATCCGTAGAGGTGATGATACTAAAAAATCAAAAACAGTTCTTGAAACATTTACTAATGTGTCATTAGATCCAAAATCTACAAATTATGTAGCAAAAGTAATTGGAGATCAAAAACAAGTACTAAGAGGAACAGGAACAACAGATGTTTATTTACAAACATCAGGTTCTTATCCTAATGCTTCACGTTATGTAAGAGTAAAATCACTAACAAAAACTCCAAATTATTTAGATAATGCAGGAAATGCTAAAAATGAATACACAGCATCAATTCCATCAGCAGCTAGTGGTGGATTTGGATCAGCTATAGGAACATTATTTGTAGGAGGTGGAGCAAATTATTACCAAAATATAAATAATACAAATACACAAGGTTTAAAACCAGCAACAGATTATGCAGATGCAATAAACTTATTAGCAAATAGAGATGATTATAGATATAATCTTCTAACAGCACCAGGATTAGTTTATGAAAATGCTAATGATGCTACTCAATTAAATACTATGATCTCTAATACAGAAAATAGAGGTGATAATATTATTGTAATGGACCTTGTAGGATATAATTCAACACTTATAAATGTAACACAACAAGCAGCTTCATTAGATACTTCATATGTAGCTTCATATTGGCCTTGGTTACAGATATCAGATCCAGATTCAAGACAACTAGTTTGGGTTCCAGCATCAGCTTTAATACCAGGTGTTTATGCTTATAATGATAAAGCTGGAGAAGCTTGGTTTGCACCAGCAGGTATTAATAGAGGTGGATTAGGAACAGTAAGACAAGCTGAAAGAAAATTAACTCAAGCTAATAGAGATACATTATATACTGAAAAAGTAAATCCAATTGCTACATTCCCAGGAACAGGTGTTGTAGTATTTGGTCAGAAAACATTACAAACTAAAGCATCAGCTTTAGATAGAGTAAATGTTAGAAGATTATTGATTACTTTGAAAAACTTTATTTCTCAAATTGCAGACACATTAGTATTTGAACAAAATACAGCTGCTACTAGAAATCAGTTTTTATCACAAGTAAATCCATACTTAGAGTCAGTACAACAAAGACAAGGATTGTATGCCTTTAAAGTAGTAATGGATGATTCAAATAATACTCCAGATGTGATTGATAGAAATCAATTAATAGGTGCGATTTATTTACAACCTACTAAAACAGCTGAGTTTATTTATTTAGATTTCAACATTTTACCAACTGGAGCAACATTCCCAGCGTAAAAACTTAAAAGTATAATATTTATAAACGAATAAAAATAATAAAATAAATAAAATAAAATAAAATGGCAGTATTAAACCCAAACGAAATATTCTTTACCGCTTTTGAACCAAAGCAGGCTAATAGATTCATTTTATATGTAGATGGTATACCAGCTTATATAATTAAAGGTGTTAGTGGTATGGGATTCTCACAAGACGAAATTATTTTAAACCATATTAACGTCTATAGAAAAATAAAAGGTAAATTAAGATGGAATGATTTAACATTAAGTTTATTTGATCCAATTACACCATCTGGAGCTCAAGCAGTAATGGAGTGGACAAGATTACATCACGAATCTGTAACAGGTAGAGATGGTTATTCAGATTTCTATAAAAAAGATCTAACAATAGATGTTTTAGGACCAGTAGGTGATATAGTTTCTGAATGGATTGTAAAAGGAGCATTTATTAAAGACGCATCATTTGGTGATTTCAATTGGGATGAAGATACAACTGCCATGAATATCGAATTAACAATTGGAATGGATTATTGCGTATTAAACTTCTAATTATAAAAACTTAAAGATATGCCAGGACCAACATCATTATTAACAATGCTAACAGTAGATGGAACCCCATTATCAGTAGATAATGGTGGTCAACCACCTATTCCAAATTTTGAATTATCAAAATTACACGATACTTATTCACTTGATGGAATACCATCAATGACTAATGAACCACAACCATCACAATTAGATTTAGATGGAGGGTATCCAACAGAAAATGGTGCTTATATGGATAATTTGCCAACATAATAGAAAAATTTTATTCTTTTTGTAATTAAGCTTGGCTTTCGTCAAGCTTTTTTATATCATACATATGTATAAGCAACAATAATAAGTTATTAACAATTAAATTTATATGGAAAACACAGTTTCAAATACCCCAAATCAAGGAGTACCTACACCACAACCGGCAGCTCCCCCAAAACCAAAATTCCCAACAGAAATAGTAGATTTACCTTCAAAAGGATTATTATATCCAAAAGATAATCCATTATCAAGTGGTAAAATTGAAATGAAGTATATGACTGCTAAAGAAGAGGATATTTTAACCAACCAGAATTACATTAGACAAGGAGTAGTAGTTGATAAACTATTAGAATCTTTAATTGTTTCTGATGTTAATTATGATGATGTTTTGATTGGTGACAAAAATGCTGTATTAATAGCATCTCGTATTTTAGGATATGGTCAAATGTATAAATTTGATTACGCAGGAGAAAAACATGAAGTTGATTTAACTAAATTAGAAAATCAAGAAATTGATGAAAACCTAATTACTCCAAATATTAATCAATTTGATTTTACATTACCTCATTCTGGAAATAAAATTACATTTAAAATTTTATCTCATGGGGATGAAAAGAAAATTGAACAAGAATTAAAAGGACTTAAAAAAATAAATAAAAATGCAAGTCCTGAAATGTCTTTAAGATATAAACATATGATTACCTCAATAAATGGTGATGATAATAAAGGTGCTATTAGGGAATTTGTTGACAATATGTTTTTAGCTAGAGATTCTAAAGCATTTCGAGATTATATGAAAAAAGTATCTCCAGATATTATTCTCAAATTTTGGAGAGAAGATTGGGAGGGCAACGACGTTGAAGAAAGATTACCTATCGGCGCCAACTTTTTTTTCCCTGACGCCGACTGAGGCATCTGAATACAGACATAATTTATTTACTATAATACATGATATAGTATTTCATGGTAAAGGAGGATACGACTGGCATACTGTTTATAACATGCCTATATGGTTAAGAAATATGACTATGAAACGTATTAGTCAATTCTATGAAGAACAAAATAAAGTAATGAAGGGTAAAGGTAGTAAGGGACATTCTACTGATGATATAAATGAAGCAAGAAGTATTCTGAAAAAAGCCCAACAACAAGGAGGATCCCCAGCACAATATAAACCAAAAACAGGAAATAAAAGAACAACAAACATTCAAGTTCCAAGCCATGTAAAAAAGATGTCTAAAAAATAGCATTTTTCAATATTTATAACAAAATAAATTAATGGCATCTCAAAGAGAAGAACAATTAAAAAGACTTAAAAAACTCCTAGGAGAAGTTAATGAACTTAGAGAGAAAACAGGTCAAGGCATTTTGAATGAAAAAGGTCTAGGTAGAGGTGCTAAAAGTTTATCAGGTCTTAATGCTCAATTAAATATTCTTAAATCTTTAGTCCAAGAAGTTGAAGATGGATTTGGAGGACTTGGAGATATAATTGAAGATATAGGTAAATCATTAGGTGATGCTGATAGTAAAGTTAAACAATTTAAAGGTTCTTATTCTAAATTACAATCAATAGCTCAACAATTTAAAAGAGATAATCTCAAAATTGATGAAATGGATTACAAACAAATCCAGAAAAACATCAAACAAATTAGGGATCAAATCGCTCTTCAAAAAGATCTTTATGATAAACTTGTAAAGAGAGAAAAAGAAATGGAGGGTTTAAAAGCTAAAGCTAATAAAAAAGACCTAAAAAAATTAGAAGAAGAGCATGACCAAATAAAAATCATATTAAAAGAAAGAAAACATGGTTTAAAAGTTGAGCAAGAACTACTTAATAAAGCTAGACAAAGATTACATCAAGAAAGACAAATCCAAAAAACAATGGGTTTCACTGCAGCTATAGTTAGTGAAATTGCAGGACAATTTAGTAGATTTGGTATCCACGCAGAATTTTTCGATCAGGTTAAAGAAGATATGAGAGAAGCAGCTAAATCAGGTAATAAACTGAAAGTTGCTATGGCGGGTATTAAAGGAATTGGTGGTGGTGTTGTAAAAGCATTAGGTGATCCTGGTGTTCAAATGGGATTATTAAAATCTTTATTTATGTTCTTAAAAGATTCAGCAGAATTTTTTAGAAAACAAGAAGGAGCAGCAGCTAAAGTATTTGAAGTTCCTGGAATGGCAGCACAAGTTTC